TTTTTTATATTATTTGAATCGACAGTCTCTTTAAATTTTTTACCATCAAATCTACTATCAGACCTATGCTTACGTTCCAATTCATTTAGGTGCGCCTTTTTAAATTCTAATTCATTTTGTCTTAGTGTCAATTTATCTTTATCAAATTTACTAACCCTCTTTACAGTTTTTTTAACTGAACGAGATTTACCCCCACCATTTGTAGTATCATTAGATATCATCAAAATATCTTTAATCTGCTTTAATGCTTTTGGTTCTAAATGTGTAATAGATAATTTACCCACATTGGATTTTTCTGTTGATTTGTGAGTTTTTTTGACCTTGTCTCCAAAATCAAATCCCATTTGATTTTCATTTGATGAATTTGTCTGTATATTATCTTGTAATTGCTTAATAACTTTAAATGTAGAATTTTTACCAAAGAAATCACCTTGACCTCTTGGATAATTGTAACTAGTTCCTGTATTTTTTGGTGTGTTTTGGCTATTTTTAATACCAATACCCGTTAAAGAGCTATTTCTGGGTTTTTGTATTTTGTCACTTTTAGGTGCTTGGGTTGATTCTTGTTTTGATTCTTCTTGAACCTTGGCTATCACTGATTTAAGAGACTTCTTAACTTTTTTAGCATTTTTAATGTAATTAAGTTTCAATGCCACTTTGTTTTCCAACATATTTCTTGCTGATGTATTCCTAGCATAGTCTGTTAATACAACTTCAACTTTATTAAGTTCTACTTTAGATATTGAAGATATGACATCTTCAAATTCAGTTATACTTATATCCAACAAATCATCAAGTGTAATATTTTTGGTTATAGCCATTGCATTTCCTAATTGGGGGTTTTCTTTTCTAATTCTGTCATATAACTGTCAGTCATATCAATATATAATTGTCTCTCATATGGAATCATAGAATAAAATTCATCTAGAGATAAATTATGTTTATACTTCAATTCCCACTGAGTTTTGTAGTAATCGACTAAATCAGTGTAGTTTAGTCCAACCCGAAAAAACTTTCAATATCTTCAAATAATACTGGCTCTTCAAATCCACACTCTTTACATTTAAATACGGTTTCATATCGAACTCTTGGAGTATTTCTTAGGAATGTTTTCAATTCTTTTAGTTGAATTGGTGGTATAGTTCCGTAAAATTCATCCAACTCTTCTGCTGTATATTCATCTTTTGTTGTAACTGTCTCATCATCATATATGCCAACAATAGCCAATTTAACTAAATCATCTTCTGTTGGATTTTTAATTTTAGAATAGATTTCTTGTTCAGCAAAACCTAGATGTTTCATAATCACACCAATCGATTTGGTGATTTGAATCAAAACACCACCAGATTTATATTCAATTGGCTCATATTTAACATATGATTGCGATTCTTCGTCATATTGTTGAACTGCAATTTCCGATAAATCGATAGTAAGTTTAATATTTTTTTCACATTCACCCCCAGTTTTACCACAAGCATATGCTTTGAAGTATAACTCTGACACATTAGATACCGATTTGGATACTAATTGTAGAAATAAAAAGTCAGTGTCGAACGATGTTAATTTTTCTATATCTATACTTTTTACACAATTTTTAATTAAATTTTTGGTAGCTAGCAACATTTCTGTAGGGTCTTTCCCCTCTTCTGCTATTAATAATATTTTCTCTTCATCTGTTGTGAATGGTCTATATTCTACCAATTCCCCCGTAGATGGTAATGTTATTGTAAAAATTGGTAATTCTATTTTTGGTAATGCCATAATTAGTTAAATCTCCTATTCAGTTTTTATCCAGTTTCTATATGCAACTGTAACATTTACTCGTATAAATTCATTGGTGTTATCCCATGATAATGGAATTTCTTCCACACTTATCGGATATGCTTCTATCAATGATATGGTATATTTAATGGTATTTAATTTATCATAATGAATAATTTTAATATCACCAACATAGTCATCATAATAACGCACATCATGTGTACTAACCCCCGTAAATAATGCATTGTCTACAATATAATTGTGCCATCTGTCAAAATAATTTAATTCATTTTTATCATCGGATACAATAAATGAAAATGTAACATCTTGGAACATTGCTGATGTAACTATTTTTCTATTTGGACCGTAAGTGTTTCTATCGGTTGTATTTAAGATTCGACCAGGTAAGCTACATGATATACATCTAAATTTGACATTATTTTCAAACAAAAATGAATTAGATTCACCAGCACCCAATCCTATAATCGGTTGTCTAATGATACTGACTTCATAATTTGTGGGTGATGCTGGCTCACCAACATTTTCGAAAGAACTTCTAAACTCATGTATATTCATTGCTATATAATCCGCTAAATATTAATATCCTATATAGAGTATTTAGTTCCCATGTCTGATAATCCAATAATTAGAATTGAAGATAAAGAAAGTCTGCAAAAATCAATAGCGGATAGGTATACCTATCCGCTAGATATAGGTAGCCAAGGTGAATCTAAATTTACTATTTTCAATATTTATCAATATAATAAAAAAGCAGTAAACCAAGTCGAATTAAAAACTGCATTGGGCAGTATTATATTACCAATACCCCCTGAGTTAAATAATACTGATTCATTAAATTATGAAGAATTTTCCGCTCCAGTATTGGGAAGTCTTCAGGAAGTTGCATCAACAGATACAATTAAATCCCAAATTATGGCTATGGGTGGAGCAATTGCTACTGTAGGTGCAGCATTTGTTGGTAAATTGCCAGGTGGCGATAACTTCTTAAATCAAACTTCAGCATTAGCTGGTGCGAGCATTAATCCTAAAAATACAAATATATTCAGAAGTCCATCAGCAAGAGAACATAGATATACATTTAAAATGATAGCAAAATCCGAAGCAGAATCAATTGCTATCAGAAAAATTATTAATAAATTTAGATATCATTCATACCCAGAAGCATCAGTTGGGCAGGAAATTATATATCTATCGCCAGATTTATTTTCTATATCATTTAAAGTCGGTAAAGCCGAATATAATGATAAAGATACATTTTTATTTCATCCATTACCTTCTGCATTAGTTGCAATGTCAGTTTCTTATAATGGTTCATCTTCCCCTGTATTTTTCCAAGGCACAAATGCTCCAGTTGAAGTTACTCTACAATTGGTTTTTAAAGAGATGGAACTAGATAACAAAACTAAATTAAGAAGTAGATACAATGCCTAATTTATACGCAAAATACCCTAAAATAAATTACAAATTTGCTGATGGCACTACTAGAACATTAACAGATATTAACGTTAAGTATGGATTATCTGATTTGGTAAAATCGACCGCAGATGCATTTTACCCATTCGTATATCGAGAGCAAGATAGACCCGATATACTAGCAGACAAATATTATAATTCCGATAATTACTATTGGCTTGTACTCTTATCGAATAATGTTTTTGATGTTCAACACGATTTGCCAATTAAAAATGAAGATTTCAATAGAGTACTAATTAATAAATATAAATCAGATGCTTTGTTTTCTGGATATACCGAAAATCCTGATGACATTTTAGGATATTGTTTTGAGACAATCCATCATTATGAAGATAAAGATGGATTTGTGATTGACTTTGATTCTTTCCTAACATTAGGGCAAACTAAAAGTGTATCAATTTTTGATTATGAGTTTAAATTGAATGAATCAAAACGAACTATTAAATTTATACAAGCAAGCCAAGCACCAAAAGTTCAATCTGAACTTGATGATAAACTACGTAAATTGAGAGCAGACCAAGCCCAATAATGAGCTATCAGAAACCAAAAGGCTATATATTATCTAAGCTGATAATTACCACGCATGAAAATAAATCTATATCAATATTGGAAGTATTAGATACAGTATCGATTGTAGAAGATATTTATATTAATTTTTTACATGGCGCATTGACATTTGCTGATGCTAATGATATTCACCAATTAGCACCATTAATCGGTGAAGAATCAATAACGATGGTATATAAAACTGATGATGTATCTTCGCCAGAAATTGAACGTGTGTTTAGAGCATATAGAATTGAAACATCGGACGACAAATACAAAGATAGACTTTCCCATACGTTGTATTTTTGCTCAATTGAAGCATTTCAAGATTCAAATACTATTATTTCAAAGTCTTATAAAAATAAATCTATTAGATTTATTATATCTGATGCATTTAATTTTTTAGATTCTAATAAAAAATTAAATATTGATACGTTGTCTGGAAATTATCATATCATATCTCCAAATTGGTCTCCAATGCAATTAATAAATTATTGCACATCAATCGCAAAGCCAAAAAATTACTCAGGTTCTATGGTACTATTTTATGAAAATTCTGATGGATATAATTTTAAACATTTAGAATCTATGACAACAGAACCTATCATTGGGGTATGGTCATCATCTAACGCCAAATCATCCACAGAGCCAAATAACGAGATAGACCCAAGTAATAATATCATATCATATAAAATATTAAAAAACTCGGTAGACACGCTTAAATCGATGTCTGAGGGGCTATATAGTAATGCTACGATGGCTTATGATAATATATCCAAAACATATAAAGTATTTGGATATGATTACAAAAAAGAATTTGCCAATACCAAAAATTTAGCAGACTTCAAATTAAATTCTGATAATTTTACCTATAACAATAACATGCAGAGGATTACATATATCCCTACCACATCATTTAGATTTGACTCTTATTATGTGAAGTCCAAGCTTGGGTCTGGTAATGTGTCGGAGAAGAAAGAGCATATAATTCCATCACGAACTAGTTTATTATCTCAAATATCAGCAAAACAAATTGAATTGGAAATTGCGGGTGATAATAGAATAGTTGCGGGTAAAACTATTAAAATAGAAATTCCAAATGTAACTGCACTCGAATCCATTAAAATGAATAAACACAGATACAATTCTAAGAAAGTTTTAATTACATCTGTTACAAATATATTTACCCAGAAATCGCATTCAATGATTCTAAGAGTTGCCGATGATTCCTACACCGAATCATTAGATGCATTACCACAATTTAATGAGGTTACATTAAATGCTAATTAGACCATATCAAATGAGTATGTGCTGGTGGGAAGGTGTTGTTGAAAATAGATTTGACCCATTAAAAATTGGTCGTGTACAAGTTCGTGTATTGGGAATTCATACAGATAATTTACAACAATTGCCAGAAAGCGATTTACATTGGATGCAAGTAATGATGCCAGTAACTTCGGCATCTAATTCTGGTGTGGGTGAAACTAGTGGACTAGTTGAAGGCTCTCATGTAATTGGATTTTTTAGGGATGGTGATAGTTGTCAAGATGGAATCGTCATGGGGTCTACTAATGGCATCCCACAAGAATCTAGGGATGTTAATAAAGGATTTTCAGACCATAGGGTTGATTTATCGGCAACAAAAGTCCCAGGAAAGCCATCAAAATTGGAATATACTGATAGTGGAGTATCTATCACTGAATTTGATAGAACCCCCTACCCCCAAAGGCTCGATGAACCAGACTTATCAAGGCTTGCGACAGGAATTAATCTAGAAAAAGATACTACTATTTCTAGCAAAATTGCATCACAACATACACAAATTGATATACCAATAGCTGGTGGTGAAAGTTTTTCAGAACCTGCTGTAAATTTTAAAGCAATGTATCCATACAATAAAGTAACAGAAACAGAGTCTGGTCATATAATTGAACTTGATGATACACCTTCACACGAACGTGTGCATATTTTCCATCGTTCAGGCTCTTTTGTGGAAATGCTCCACAATGGCGACGTTGTTGTTAAGACTACTAAAGATGAATATAACATCGTACATGCAAACAGATATTCGCATGTTAATGGTACTGATGTATTGACTGTTGATAATGGGTCTAAAATTTTAATAAATAAAGGTTTAGAATTAGAAATTAATGATGGAAATATTAATATTAATGTTAAATCTGGTAATGTTAATTTAACAGTTAATGGTGATATCTCCCAAAAAGTTTCTGGTGATTATGTTATGAGCGTTGGGGGTAGATTTAAGGTATCGGCATCCAGAATTGATTTAAATTAATATTAATATAATTCAACTAAATATTATATGATTACTACTGTAAAATACCGCGATATATCGATTGGATTTCATCCTCACCCAAACAATGGGGATTTAAGTGTTGTATCAAATGAAAAATCAATTACACAGTCTTTAAAAACTTTAATTTTTTATAATTATTATGATGTACCATTTCAATCAACATTGGGTTCTAATATTAGAGCACAGCTATTTCAGTTAATGTCTGATATAACATCTGAAACCATAAAATCAGATATTAGATTATTAATAGAAAATTTTGAGCCTAGAGTTGAGGTAATTGATATTAAATCAGAACAATCTGATAATAAACAAGGAATTAACGTTACATTAACATATAGAGCAAGAACCTCAACAGAAGAAATAGTTGTAAATTATTTCTTAAATCGGATAATTTAATGGCAGAACAAGTAGAATATAAAAGCTTTAGTGAGCTTGATTATCAAAATATTAAAGAGTTATTAAAAAATCATTTAAAAACTCAAGATATATTAAAAGACTTTAACTTTGAGGGGTCTACCATCAATGTTATTTTAAATCTACTCGCCTATAATAATCAATACATGGCATATTATTTAAACATGCTTGCATCTGAAAAATTTATAGCAACTGCACAGAAGCGCGAAAGTGTAGTTGGACTTGCGAATAACAATGGATATGTTCCATATTCTAGAAAATCATCAACTGCATTATTATCATTCATAATTCAACCTGATATTGGATATACAGATAGTATTATCATACCTAAAAATGTAAAATTTACAACTAGTATTGATGGAATATCATATAATTTTTTAACTACCCAGAACACAACAATTATTCCAGTAGATGGGGTGTATACTGTATCAAATTTGGAAGTTAAAGAAGGTAGATTTTTTACACACAAATTTACGATATCTCCAACTGATAAATTTTTAACTATTCCGAATGTTGGATTGGATTATAATAGATTAACGTTGAGGGTACGAGAATCTGCATCATCTTCTAATGAAATCATTTATAGTAAATATACAACTTTAGTAGATTTGACTCCAAACTCTACCGTATATTTTTTACAAGAAACTTCTGGGGGATTATATCAGCTATATTTTGGTGATGGGATATTGAGTAAATCATTATCAGTAGGTAATGTTGCAACTGTCGAATATTATATAACTACTGGAGCATTAGCAAATAATGCGTCAGAATTTGTATTGGATGATGAAGTTACAGGGTTAACTTCAATAACATTTACCTCAATTTCCAAATCATCAGGTGGGGCATCCGAAGAATCAACAGATTCAGTTAGAATATCTGCGCCTACAAATTATCAAGCACAAAATAGAGCAATAACTCCATCAGATTATGATGTCCTCATTAAACAAATATACCCAGATGCTAAACAAGTTTCAACTTTGGGGGGAGAAACTGCAAACCCACCCCAATATGGAAAAGTTTTAATTAGTATATTAAAAAATGATTTAAATGTCTTATCAGATAAAGATAAAAATAGTATTATTTTGGAATTAGACCAACGATATTCTGGGTTAACGGTATTCCCTATTATAGTAGACCCCTACATAATTAGAATGTATATTCAATCTAAAATAAAATATAAGAATACTGGTGTTAGTGAAGCTGAAATTAAAAGTGCAGTATTCTCCACTATTCATAATTTTGCTGAATCTGATTTAAATTCTTTTAAATTTATCCTAAGAAAATCTAGATTTGAATCTATGATTGATGATTCTCACCCAAGTATTTTATCAAATTCTACTGATTTTAAATTATATATTGATACCAATGATTCCATTATACCGTATCAATCAAACCAAATTAACTTTAGCCAACCTATTGTAAGTAAATCATTAAGTTCATCCACATTTACTTATAAAACAATATCAAATTGCCAATTTATTGATGTTGATGGAAATGGGTTTGCATCTATATACATAAAATCAATTACTGGCGACTTAGCCATTGTACAAAAAAATGCATTAAGCATTAACTATAATAGCGGTTTAATAAAATATGTAGATAATACATATAGTTTTCAAAGAGTATCATTAGAAAACTCCAGTGGTATTAAAATTTCAGTAGATACAGTTAGTGAAGATATTGTCGCCAACAACCTTTCAGTGATATATGTAAATGATGATGACATTTCAATTAGCACTGTGGTTGAATTTTAATGTCTAATAAGAGTTTAGTTCCATTTATTAGGTGGCAGATACCTCCCCACAT